AGGCGGCCGACCGACCGGCATCGACGGGGGCGGAACCTTGAGCATCAGCGACAACGCGACCCGAATGGCATCGCTTGGCGTGGCGCTGTTGGCTTCGCACCAGGCGGCCAGCGGCCCGGCAAGGTTGCCGGGCCGGAAGGTAACACGGTCTTTCATTTGCTGTACCCGTCCATTGCATGGCTCATTTCGTCGGCGAGTTGGTGGATCAGGCCAAGTGTTCCGATGTGGCCATAGTGCATCGTTGGCAGGTTGCCGTTTTCGTCGGGTGCTGGCATCGAGTCGAGGAACTCCTTCAGGTTTTCGGCGAACGCTTGCAGTTCGAGGACTTGGCGGGCGTATCGGTCAACGGTGGCTGGGTGCTTTACGGACATGGGGAACCTCGGTTGGCTGTGGGTTGGTTTTGGATTTGCGTTGCGATGGGCTGGCGACGGGCTTAGCACCCTCTGGTCGATACGACAGTTACGTCGTGCTGATACCAGCCTTTAATTCGGCAGACAGCCCGCAGCACTCGGCCCCAGGCTGCTTCGAGCGGGGCTTCACCATCGAGGAGGTCAAAGCTAATGGAGTAGGTTTCGCCGTTCGCTTTGTTTTTGAAGATCGAGGCAGACATTTTGTTTTCATCGTACGTGAGCGGGTCGTTCGTATGCCCAATGTTAGTAATTGTCGGACAGTATTACAAGTGGTGTAGATACAAAATCCCAAAAAAGAAAAAGATTTTTCAGGCGACATAAACGTCCGGTTTCACATGGCAGACAACAAGCCGAAAACAATCATCGAACGCGGCAAAGCTTTACGCGATGCCTTGCGGTCGATCGATGAAGCGGGAGGCACTCGCCTCGCCTGGACTGCCGACACGCAAACGGAAGTCGCGGAGTTCTTCGGCGTCTCGATCGACACCGTAAAGAACTGGGCCAAGCAGAAAATGCCCGGCAGCCCGCGGAGTTATCGGCTGGACAAGATCGCGATATGGCTTCGCACTGAGGGGCCTGGATCGTCGCGCATCAAGGGCGAAGATGATCCTCTCATGGACGGCGACTCGCCAGGGCTTGAGCGTTACAGGATGGCAAAGGCGAAGCTAGCCGAACTCGATTTGGAATCACGCAAGGGAGAGCTAATCGACCGCGAAAAGGCACGCGACATTTTAGGCCGATGGGCTACGCTGATTCGTAGGATGGGCGAGCGATTAGCGAAGCGGTGGGGCAACGAGGCGGCGACGATGGTTAACGACACGCTGGAAGAGTGCCGTCTAATCGTGGAGGAATCACTAGACGATGATAGCGCCGGGGATTGATCTACCGGATACCGCTTTGCGTCATGACCTCCAATGGTGCCTTCGTCAATCGATGGCCCCGCTGCTTAGGCCAATGTCGCAATGGGTCGAAGAAGCGATCGTCCTACCGAATGGCCCGGCAGGTGGCGAGCGTTATCGGCATTGGCGACATCCAGTCAGTAGGCCGTTCTTTGATGAGATCGATAGCGGCCGATGGTCGCGTGTTGCTGCTACCGGGCCGGTGCAAAATGGCAAGACGCTAATGTGCTACGTCCTTCCGGTGCTCTACCACCTATTCGAAATCGGCGAAACGGTTGTCGTCGGCTTGCCCGACATGGCGATGGCGAAGGACAAATGGAAAGAGGACTTTCTGCCGGTGATTGAAGCGAGTGTTTACCGCGAACTATTGCCGACATCGGGCGAGGGAAGTCGAGGCGGCGACGTTAAGCAAGCGATCAAGTTTCGCAACGGCGCAACGATGCGATTCATGACGGCAGGCGGTGGCGATAAAGCACGGGCCGCGTACACGACTCGAGTCGTCGCGATCACCGAAACGGACGGGATGGATACGGCCGGAGCGGCCAGCCGCGAAGCGGACAAGATAGAGCAAATCGAGGCACGGACAGCGGCATTCGGCCGGAAGGGCAAGCGGGTATATTTAGAATGTACCGTCTCGATTGAGTCGGGCCGCATTTGGCAAGAGTACACCAACGGCAGCCGATCGCGGTTGTTGCGCCCATGCCCATATTGTTACCAATGGGTGCAACCCGAACGCGAACATCTTAAAGGCTGGCAGGAAGCAAAGGACAGCGAAGAGGCGGCCGAGCTTTCGCATTTTACTTGTCCGCAATGCGAACACGCTTGGACCGATGACGACCGCAAGGCGACAAGTGAGTTCATCAAGATCGTTCACGGCGATCAAACAATCAGCGAAGATGGGACCGTCCACGGCGAGCTACCGCGGACGCAGACTTTCGGTTTTCGTTGGTCAGCAATCGACAATCCGTTCGTCAGTGTCGGAGACCTCGGGGCCGAAGAATGGCGAGCGATGAAATCACGCAACCCGGAAAACGCGGAGAAGAAACAACGGCAGTTTATTTGGACGCTTCCATACATACCGCCAGACATCGACCTAACACCAATCGATGCTGAGAAGATCGAACAGCGAGCCGTCGGTTTGAAAAAGGGAATCATTCCGAACAATGCAACGCACATGACGATTGCAATCGATACCGGCAAACGATTGTTGCACTGGACAGCAATAGCGTTCGGGCCTACATCGTCGCGAATCATTGACTACGGAAAACAAGACGTTGAAGCTGATCGCATTGGAGTTAAGCCGGCACTTATTGAAGCGTTTAAGCGGATGGCCGGTTACTTTGATGGAGGCTGGAAAAAGGAAATCGGCGACGTTATGCGGCCGTCGCAGATTTGGATCGATAGCGGTTGGCACGAACATACCGATGCCGTGTATGAATTTTGTAACGAAATCAATACGGCACTCAAGCTTCCGATCGGTGCCGAAATCTACAGGCCGACGAAAGGCTACGGGCTAGGCCAAAGGCGGATGACACCTTACTTGTTACCGGACAACAAGAAAAAAGGAATGGTCCACGTCGGCAGTCAGTACCATATCGGCACGGTGAAGCGAAACGGCGTCAGCATTCCCGGCGTTCTATTGGTTCACATGAATACCGACTATTGGAAAAGCCAACTTCATCAACGCCTTTTGATCGGTGCCGATCAGGCTGGAGCGGTGACGCTTTACGAGCCGTCGAGTAGTTCAGAACACGCCGAGTTTACGCGGCACCTTGTCGCCGAAAAACAGATTGAGAAATACGTTGAGGGCAAAGGCGAAGCAATCGTTTGGGATCGCGTCGACAGGAACAACCACTGGTTGGATGCGACCTATGCGGCATTGTGTGCTGGCGAAGCAGTGGCCGCTGCGATGGAAGCGGCCAACAAAGTACGGCGACCAATGAGCCTTCGCGAAATGGCGGGTCGATAATATGCAAGACGGAATCCGCAGACCATTGAGCGAGATGATTAACGAGACACGAAAGATTGAGGCCGAATCAGGCATCGGCCTTGCTTGTCAAAAGTGCGGGTGCCGTGATACCAGAGTTATCACGACATGGCATTCATCCGACGGCAGCGAAACAAAACGCACCCGCGTCTGCCGACATTGCGGCCAGCATTTGACCAGCCGCGAAGTATTTTTCTAGCCGGTTGCCATTAGTGGCAACATCTCTTCGGCGCATATTGCAAAGGCTTTTCGCGTTGTCATTATCAACGCATGAGCGACACGACCACGACGGCCGACCCAAACGACATCATCCGCGAAGCGATGCTAAACCCGCAAAGCGTCGCGGTGAAATCGACCAACATCACGGAGCGGCCGATTGCGGATCTTATTGCGGCACAGCGTCACTTAGCTAATCAAGACGCTGGCAACGGACGAAATCATTTGGGCTTGCGGTTCTCAAAGATTATCCCGCCAGGATGCGGATGAGCATAAGCGAACTTCTCGGAATGACGCGGCGATCGGCACATCCGAAACCGCAGCAACGACCAGAGGCGTTTGACCTACAATCGAACGCGCCGCGAATTCACGCCCGCTTTGACGCTGCACAAACGAGCGACGAATATAAAAACTACTGGGCTAATGCTGACGCCCTAGACGCTGACTCTGCGAACAGTCGCGGCGTTCGATTAACGCTAATGAAGCGGTCGCGTTATGAACGCGGATCGAACGGTTATTTCGACGGGATGCTAAAGGTTCATGCCAACTACTTAGTCGGCAAAGGGCCTTCGCTTCGATTGCAAAGCGGCAGCGATGTATTTAACAGGATCGTTGAGACAGCTTGGTACAACTGGTCGAAGCGCGTCAAGCTTCGTCGCAAGTTGCATTGCATGACGCTTGCCAAAGTCAGTGACGGCGAATCGTTTGCGATCCTCAAAAGCAATCCGGTTCTAAACGATCTAGTCAAGCTCGATTTGCAGCTTGTCGAAGCCGAGCAAGTTTCTTCACCGCTTCTGCCATTCGCAATGATCGGCTACATCGACGGCGTGCGGTTTGATGAGTTCGGCAATCCGATCTGGTACGACGTTCTCCGCTACCATCCAGGCGGCCAATTCTTTGACGTTGAGAAGATCGCGGACAAGGTACCAGCCCGGAACATGCTGCACTGGTACTCACTTGAGCGACCTGGGCAGCATCGCGGCGTAGCCGAAATGAAGTCAACCCTTAACACGGGTGCGGCTTCGCGAAGGTGGCGAGAGGCAACGCTAACAAGTGCTGAAATTGCGGCGATGCTTTCGGTGCTTTTGAAAACGCAGATGAGCCCGGAAACCGGAGCCGACTTGGCGTCTCCGTTTTCGTCTATTGAAATGCAACGCGGCATGATGACCGCTTTGCCGATGGGTTGGGACGCTTCGCAGATGAGGGCCGAGCATCCGAACGCGACCTATGAGTCATTCCATCGTGCACAAGTCAGCGAGATGGGGCGGCCTAAATGTATGCCGCACAACCTCGGGGCTGGCGATTCATCGTCGCATAACTTCGCCAGTGGCAAGCTTGATTTTACGCCTTACTTCAAGCAGTTGGACGTTGAGCGCGAAGACGCGAACGACTCAGTTCTTGAACCGCTTTTTGAGCAATGGTTCGAAGAGGCGACGCTTCGCTACGGCTGGACACAGATACCGAATCGATACCCGCCGCACGAATGGGACTGGCCAGAACACCCAGTCGCAGATGAGCAGGCACGGGCATCGTCGAACGAAACCAAGCTCCGCACCGGACAAATAACGCGGACCAAGCTTTACTCCGAATCGGGTTCAGATTTCGAGGATGAGCTAGTCGTAATGGCGCGCGAAAACGGCGTGACTGTTGACGAGATGCGGGAGATTCTGCGGAACTCGACCTTCAATAATTCGAACCAGTTGGCATCGGTGAAGATGGCCGACGCTATGGATCGAAACGCGAACGGCACACCGGACAGCGAGGAACAAGATGCAGAAGCTTGAACCGATCGAAGCGGCATTCGGCCAGAACGCTAACACGTTCGCCATGTTTGCGCCGGTCACAATCGACGCAAAGCAATCCGACGAAAGCGGCGTCGTTAAGCCGGCCACGTTTGAGATCGTCGCCTACAACGGCGGGCCGCTAGCGACACCGGCCTACATGCAGAAGTTTGGAATGCCGGTCGTCATCGATTTGGCCGGACTTGAGAACGCGACCAGCATCACCGCGAACATGGATCACGACCAATCGCAACGGGTCGGACATGTGACCGAGACGCGCAACAACGGCCGCCAGTTAATTCTGGCTGGCGTCGTTAGTGGCACTGGTCCAGCCGCTCAAGAGGTAGTCGCCAACGCCAAGATGAATTATCCGTGGCAGGCTTCCGTCGAAGCCGTGCCGCTTGTGCCGCTCGAAAAGATCGAGGCCGGCAAGTCAGAAATTATCAACGGCCAACGGATCGAAGGTCCGGTTCTGGTCGCACGCAAAGCACGGTTGTATGGCGTCGCCTTTCTTGCCCGTGGGGCGGATTCGACGACCTCAGTAAGGATCGCGGCGAGCGCCGCAACCACTATTCCGAGGGGAAATGAGATGAAGTTTGACGAGTGGATTCTGGCGTTGGGTTTAGATGCTTCGACTCTCACCGACGTTCAGCGGCAGAAGTTGCAAGCCAAGTACGACGACGAAGTTAAGGCATCGGGTGCTGCGCCAGGCAAGGCGCCGGAGATCAAGGCGTCATTCGACCTTGACGAACTGAAGGTGGCTTACGCCAAGCACGAAGCCGACATCGAAGCGACGGCGTGGGAGTTTTCCGACAAGGTGCCTCAGCACAAGTTGAGCGAGATCAAGGCGAAGGCGGCCGAGGCGGCGATCAAGCTCAAGCGTGATGCGTTAACTGGCGAATGGGCTTCGGCAAGATTCGAAGTCGAGGCGATCAAAGCGGCCTACGCATTTAAGGCAAATTGCCTTGAAGCTTCGCGGCCCGCTGGCCCGGCGATTCACGCCAGCAACAAAGACGTTAGCGGCGAAGCGATCGAGGCGGCGTTGGCAGGCACGCTGCGAATCAAGGACCGCGACAAGAGCTACAAGCCGGAAGTGCTTGAGCAAGCCGATAAGAATGTCGGCCGCATCGGGCTGCAACAGGCGTTGATCATCGCCGCGGCTTCCAATGG